CATCTGGCTCGGCGGCACCTCACCGGGACTTGCGTGGAGTGCGCCAAGGTGGCAGTCAAAGCGTGGGAAGCGCGCAACCCCGGTGAGTGGCGTAAGCGCGCCGCCGCTTACTACGCGAGGTACCCCGAGCGCGTGAAAGCGAACTCCGTGAAATCAGCGCGTAAGCGCATGGGTATCCCCGACGCACCTTACCTGAAGCCGTTGACCTGCGAACTCTGCGAGCGCGACACGACCGACGTGCAGATGCACCTCGACCACGACCATACTACCGGTGCGTTTCGCGGCTGGCTATGCAACCGCTGCAACTTAGGCTTGGGCAATCTCGGCGATACCGTCGCTGGCCTGGAGCGTGCGCTCGCGTACCTGCGGCGCGTCGGCAGTAGTTAGCTCCCACAGCACCCGCGCTACGCCGCCATTTCCGACGACATCTCGGATGCCCTTCAGCTTCACGCTGGACTCCGCCCAGCTCCCGCGAGGAGCTAAAGCCTTGACGCGGCGGAAGCCTGCAGCGCGCAACGACACGCCGCTCTCGTCGGCTTGGGTGTACGTGATGCAGCGCGTATAGCCCATCGCCTTCGCCGCTCGCCACACGGCGCCGTACAGCATGGAGTTTGCGTTCGGGGTGCCGTCCGTACATGTGCGGCTGACTTCGAGCGTAAACCCGTTGTCGAACGCTCGCGCCACGGGGCGCCCGGCCGTTGCGACACCGACGAGCGCGCCATCTTGCTCCAACCCTACGCCGAACTTCCAGCCGCGCGGCGGCTTATTGTGCCGATGGTGTTGGCTGACAAACTCGCTGGCTCGCGCCAGCGTGATCGGGACGATTCTCACGCGAAAAGCAAGCTGCGTAGGCCGAACACTGCCAACAGCAGGACTACAGTTAAGACCAGCATGGCGATGTCGACTTTATCTTGGGTGCTCATAGTTTCCTCAGTCCGCTTCCTATTTTCTCGTACTCGAAATGCGACAACGCGAGGCGCTGGCCGGGGCGCGTGTAGTCATCATTCGTCATCCGAAACGGGTTCGTGACTTCGCACAGCACCTCCCGGCATTCTTGCTCCAACCGAAGGCGATACCCGACCGGGCGGGGCGGCTTTGGCGTCTCCGCGGGGTCGTACTGCTTGAACCACTGCAGCAACGGCCCGGACATGGGCCGAATGTGCGCGCCGTTGCAGAACTGGCGCAGCGGAGCAACGCGCTCTTTCGCCCGGCGCTTCATCGCCGACTTCGGCGCTTTATGCTTCGGCGCTTTCGCACCGGCGTCGTGGAAATATCGCCGGCCGCCCTCCCACATATCGATGCCGGTCACGATGACCTGGCTCGCGCCGAGCGTCGCCGCGAGCGCAATAGCCTGCATGCCGGTGTTGCCGGCCATCGTCCAGTCGGGCAGCCGGTAGTCGGCCCAACTATGGCGGTTCACGATCGGCGCGCCGTACGGCCGGAGGATCTTCTCCATCGGCTCTTTCAGCAGGCAGTGGCGCTTGTCGACGTTGGTGACTAGATCGACTTTGAAGCGATCCTGCTTGAAGCCGTGTTCGTTGGCCGAAATCACGCAAGCTGGCGTCTCCTTGAGCAGTGGCAAGTCGCGCAGCACCGACGGGCCGCCGCCGATGACCAGAATCGGCTTGCCCTCCCAGCGGTGGAAAAGTTCAGTTACGAGGCGCTGCATTGTTCAGGACTCAGGTGACGCCATTTCAAACCGTGTGATCGCGCAGTGGCGTGAAGCGCGATGCGCGGCGCGACACCGGCGGTTTCAAGCAGCCACATATACGCGCCGAGAAACGTCGGCCCGTGATCTTGCACCCGCGCGCCGAAAACATCGTTGACTATGAGGTGCGCTGCTTCGTGCAGCGCAGTCGCGACGTTCTTGCCTTTGAGCGAGAAGCTAACTACCCGCTTCTCGACATCGCACCAAGGGTAGCTCTTGCCGGCATGCTGCCCGACACGCGGTGCCGCGATGCCGAACTGATCGCACGCCCAGCTTATCGCCGACCGGCACTCGGTGAGGGTGAGCTCGGCGCGGTTCCACGCTTTCCAAGAACCCTCCCAGCGATAGACTGCGTCTTGTTGCGGATCGCTTTCGCTGCGGCCCGCAACTTTTCGCGTCTTCGCAGGCACGCCGAGCACGCCATTACTCGAATGCGCCGTTGACGGCCTCGAGCATTGTCTTCGGCTGCTTGGAGCTGGAGCCCGAGGGCACCTTGTTGCCGCGCAGCGGCTGGTTCTTCGGCAACTGCTTGCCCGCCGCCTTCGCGGCAGCCGGAACCTGGTCGTATGCCGTTTTGAAGGCTTTCGCCCACTTCGCTGGCGGCAGATCCGGCAGCATGCTCTGGAGCATCCCCACCACGAGTCCCGCCTTGCGCCGGTATTCGGCAGGACCGTCCTTCGCGGCGAGCTGTTTGCCGAGCGTAGTCAGCGCAGCCTTGCCGGCCGCAGTGGCCTGAGCCTGCTGCTGGGCGCTTTGCTGCGTCGTCTGCTTGACCTGCCCGAGCTTCGTCTGCGCCGCGGCGCGGTTGCGCTGCTTGGCGATTTCGACCGCGCGCTCGGGCGTGATGAGCTTGTCGTTGACTTCCTTGAGCAAATCGGCGTGAGTCGCAAGGATATCCTGGCCCGGCATCGGCTCGCCGAGCAGCTCCGCGAGCGCTTTCATCTCGCCGCTCAGAATGTCCCACGCTTTTTGCAGCCCTTCGTAGGTGCCGCTGTTGTAATTGCTGGCGTACGTGAGCAGATGGCCGAACGTCTGTCCGTTCATGCCGGCGCCAGTGATCTCGCCGATGAGTTCGTTGTACTGCGTCTCGACGGTCTCGCGCGCGGATGTCTGCTCTTTGAGCTTGTCCACCACATGCTTGAAACGCTCGGCGGTCGACTGCAGCGTGCCGCGCGGGAGCGGATCGTTGACGGGATCGGTCTCTTTCGGTGATTTGGCGGCAGCTTTCGCAGCGGCCTCTTCTTCGGTCTCTTCCGCTTCTTCGCCTTCGGTGGCCTCTTCGGCTTCTTCGCCTTCGGGGGCTTCTTCGCCTTCCGGCGTTTCCTCGGCTTCTTCGCCCTCGGGGGCCTCCTCTTCGACGATCTCCTCTTCAGGGGCGTCGTCGGACGGGAGACCGGCGTTGATGGCGTCGAGCAGGCTTTCGCCTTCGTTCTCTTTGGGCATGGGTGGTTCTCGTCAGGGGTCGTTAGAGTGGGGGCGGCGCGCCTTGCGCAGCCGGATTGTTCACTGTGCCGTTCCCGACAGGCGGGGCCGCGCCGGGAAGTGCGGAAGTTGCCGGAGCACCGGGCATACCAGGCAACATCGGCGGCGCGGCGCCCGGTGCGAGTATGCTCTCCAAGGTGAGGCGGTCGTCAAGTCGTTTCAGCGTCTCACGCAAAATGTTTTTCAGCGTCTCAGCCATGCCGATGTCGCCGGTCTGTTCCGACAGGCGAATCTGGGGCACGAGTTCCATGATGAGCGGCAGGAGCGTCGCCCACGTTTCCTTGTCGGCTTGGGCGCGCGGCTTGCCGGTGGTGCCGGCCTCCACTTCCACTTCAACGAGCGTGAGCACGTCTTCAACGTCCATGCCTTCCGGCCAGAACGCGAACGGGCCGGCGAGGCGCTGCACGTCGCGCGCCGTCAGGCCCTGCACCGCAATTTCCAGCGTGTACTGGGCGAATTCGGTCAGCAGATCCTCTTCGGTATCGCGATCGGCGTTGGTGCGCGATGCGAACCCGGACTGCTGAATGTCTGCCTCGGTAGCCGTGTTGGCGCTCGATGAGCCCGAGGCTTGCGCTTCCTGGACACCGGTGACGACGTTCATGTCGTACAGGATATCCGTGGTCGCGAAAATGGCGGGATCGATGTTCGGCACGGGCTTCGCGGTCATGATGTCGTCCATCTTGACGCCGGGCGTCGTGGTGCGAATGCCGACCATCTCAAGCTCAGTGCTGCTCTCGAGCTTCTTGACCTGCTCGACGTCCATCTCGCTCGAGTTGAACACGATGCCGGGGATGGAGCGCTCGCGAGTCTTACGACCACTGGAGCGGCGCGAGCTGTACTCATCCTGCAGCTTCCACGTACGGTCGACGAGCGACTGCGGATGCCGCGCGCCATCAACTTCGAACAGCGCCAGTTGGAAAAACGGATAGTAGCGCGACGCAGCGTGTTCGGGCGGGTAAGGCTCGACCGCCCAGCGATCGATCCCGTCCACGAACGTCTTGACGTTCATGTCACGGTGGTCCCAGAACTCGACCACTTTCACGAATTTGACCGCAGAGTCTTTGCCGCCGGTGACGCCCGAGCCCTGGCCGACGTTGTCGGTGGCCTTGACGTAAGTGCCTTCCGGGATGGCGAGCTCCGGGGATGCGTAACCGTCCATCGGCTGCACGTTTTTCTGCGTCTCGCGCTGAACGTACTCGGCCGCGGTGCCCCACTGGGCGTCCTTGATGCGCGGAAAGCGCGCTTTTGCGCTGTCCTTCTCGATGTACAGGTCGTGCGACAGCCAATCGGCGTCGCGATAGTCAGCAAGCGTCGGCACGTCCAGGCTGACTTGCATGTCATCGGCGCGAATGAAATCGATGCACTGGCCGCGCTTTACCATCAGTTCGACGCGCTTTTCGAGCCCGGCGATCTGGAATTTCAGCTGCTCCAGCGTGAGCGCCTCGTCGGTGTCAGGCTGCAAGCCCGTCAGGTCGTCCTGCAACTTCTGGATGCGCTCCAGATTGTCGCGGGCGTCGGAAAGCTCTTTCTCGACGAGCGGATTTCGGCCCTGCTCGGAATAGATGTACGATTTGAACCAGCCTGGGCCGACGGAGAGCGAGGAGCGCAGTACGCGCTTCATAACGCGCTTCAAAGCGGCCTTCTTCCACGACTTGCTGATGACGATTTGCGCCGTTTCGGCGAACCGCGCGGCGTCTTCCTGCTCGAGCGGCTCGGCGCTCTGCGCCGCGGGCGGCGCGACCGGCATCGGAGGCGGAACGCCCGGCGGAACGCCCGGCGGGCCGGCGAAAGCGGTAGCAGGATCGGCCATCGGATCGGCCAAAGGTGGCGCCATCGGGTCGATTGGCGCTGCGAGAGGATCGACAGGCGCCGCGAGGGGGTCGACCGGCATTCCAGGCAGCGCGCCCATCGGCGGCATGACGGGGGCTTTCGGAGACGGCGGGGCGACGTGCGCCGCAGGGCGCGCGCTTACGTCCGGGTCTTTCGCATACAGGAAAGACGAAATGATGTCGATGAAGGCGCCGATGATGTTCGCATCGGAAGCCCATTTCGGATTCGAGTTGCCGGCGGCGTAACGCCGATCGCGCGCGTATCGGTGGCGCTGAGTCTTGTCAAACGCGCGGGCGGTGTCGTATTCCTTGACGGTCTTTTTGACCGCTTCGAGCTCGCCTTCCGGGATAGCGTCTTCGCCGTCGCCCATGCGAACGCCTTGGTCAACGGCGCCGGCCAGGCCAGCGGTCATCTGCTCGGGGGTAACACTCATTCGCGCATCCTATCAAGCCAGTCCGCGGTCTACAACAGCACGTACGATGCGAAAGAACGGTTCGTCGCCCCAATCGAGCAGCGCGGTGTTCACTGCAATAAGCACTATGCGGCAGTTTACCTCGCTGTAGTCGCCGCCCGCGATGCGCCGGTCTATGGCCGGCCCGTACGGATTGCGGGGGTCCCGCGACGACGCTTTCAGGTCGAACGGTAGCCCGGTGATTTCGCAAGTGCCGCGATCCAGCGCAGCTTTAACCCACTCTTTCGTGAGCGAGAACTTAACTCCGGTCGATACGGCCCGCTTCTTGGCGCGCGCCACCATATAGCCTGCGCGCACTCCGGT